TTTTAAATAATGCAGTAGTTCTTACGTCTTCATTCAATGCGTATACAGGGTCAAGCACAAGTCAGTTCGCAGGAACAGCATCATTTGCATATAGTTCCAGCGACGCCATTACAGCATCATACTATGCAGAAACAGATCCTGTTTTTACAGCAGTTTCGGGCACATTCACAACAACCGCATCATTTGAAGCATTTACAGGTTCAATTCAACCACAAGTTGATGCCCTGATTGCTGCAACATCAAGCTATGTTCAATCAAGCCAAACTGCTTCAATGACTGTATTGAGTTCATCTTATGCTCAAACAGCCTCAAATATATTAGGTGGCAAAGCAACACACGTGCCATATTTTATTACAGACACAACTCTTGCAACTAGTTCAATATTTCAATCTGGATCAACTAGTGTTATAATCAACCAAGACAACAATACAACAGCTAATCCAGAAGCATTGTACGTTTGGCAACCAAGTACTTCATCAATCAATGTAATATCCGGAAAAGGTAATTTAAACAATTACTTGCAGCTTAACATACAAAATACCAATCAAGGTATAAGCGCTTCATCTGATGTAGTTGCTACAGCAAATAATGGTAATGAGACTACCAATTATATTGATATGGGTATCAATAGTGAAAACTATAATACCGGATTTATTGGCAATGCAAATGATGCCTATTTATACTCTACCGGTAACCATTTACATATAGGAAATGTATCAAATTTCCCTGTACAAATATTTGCTGGTGGTAGTGATGTTGATATACATAATAAACTTGAATTAAACCCTAACAACCAACACATGATGTCAGGTTCGTTAGATGTTAGCGGTAGCATTAAAGCATTCTCATTTACAGGATCATTACAAGGCAATGCTACTTCAGCTACAACTTCACAAACATCTTCATATTCAACAACATTAGCTGCTAGTTTATCGCAACCTGCAAATAACCAAGTTAGATTATTAAATAGTGCCGGAGGAACTTTAAGCACGGTTACTGTTGATAATGTAATATCAGCTTCACACGCATCTAATTCAACAACAGCTGATTACGCTGCAAATGCAGGTAACGGAGGCGTAACACAAATCATAGCAGGATCGGGTATCACTCTGCTTCCTGCAGGTGGTCAAGGAGCAGTAACAGTAATAGCATCTGCCGGAGGCGGCGTAACTATAATTTCTGGTTCACTTGTTACGGGATCGTTTGTTAATACAACATCATACACATTCAATCACAACCTTTCTACTAGAACTCCTATCATAACGGTATTTGATTCCAATTACAATCAAATCATTCCAGAAAATATTCAACTTGTAGATACAGCTAGCGCCATAATAACATTCCCAACTGCAGAAAGTGGTTTTGCAATTGGATCAACTGGTGGTACAACTGGCACGGCACTGTCTTCATCATATGCTTTATTTTCAACATATGCCGATACAGCATCTTATTTTGCAGAAACAGATCCGGTGTTTGTGGCTAAATCAGGAAGTTTTGCAACGACAGGCTCGAACATATTCAGAGGCAATCAGATAGTAACTGGTAGTTTATTTACAACCGGGTCAAATACTTTAATTGGAAACACAACGCTAACTGGCTCACTTAATATAACAGGTTCTACAACTCAAACAGGAAATAATACTTTAATAGGTACTACAACATTAACAGGTAGTATATTCATGTCTGGAGATATTATACCAACGGCTTCTAGCTCATTTGATTTAGGATCATTAACAAATCCATGGAGAGCAATATACGTTCAGTCTGGATCAATCAGCATACAATCAGATATTCCTGGTGGTATCCCGGCAGTAATATCAAACGCAAATGGAAACGTTACTTTTGCAGGAGCAGGTTTTCAATTAAAAAGTGGATCGTTTGTTCCATTTGAAGTATCTTCCACAGCAAGAACAGTAATAAGAATACCTAGTATACCTGCTAATGATATTGGAGGTTTAAGCATAATAGGTAGCTCGGATGGAACATATCAACCGGTAATTAATCCTAGTGGTATGTTACACATCACTAGTAATGATAACCAAGCTGCGAGGGTGACTGTAGATGGTTTTGGCTCTAATATAGGTACTATTTTTGTAGGTAGACACGCTAGAGGAACTTCTTCAACGCCAACGCCAACATTATTAGGTGATGTATTAGTAAGGTTTGCAGGATTAGGTTATGCGACAAGTAGCTACTTCCCGGTAGCAGGTGCCGTTCCAACATCTTTAGAGTTTCAAGCAACAGAAAATTACTCAACATCTAGCTATGGTAGTAGAGCAGTTTTCTATACATATGCTAATGGAGCTATTAGTAGAAGTTTAGTCACTACAATAGATACAACCGGTATAACAATACCAACAAGCAGTAGATTTTTTGGTACTGCAAGTTGGGCTGAAAATGCTTTAACTGCATCATATGTTAGACCACTTGTACAAGATGTAGTCATCACCGGATCTTTAAAAGTATCTGGATCGCTAACAGAAATAGGAAATACAGTATTATCAGGTTCACTAACGCTAAGCTCAGGATCAGCATTAAACATAAACAATGGATTTTATGTAGACGGTAACAAGCAATTCAACTACGGACAATTTAGTAGCACACAAACACAATCTGGTTCTGCAGATACAGCTTATTCAATGACATTTGATACAACCCATTTTTCAAACGGAATAAGCTTAGTAAGTGGTAGTAGAATAACAATAGCAAATACAGGAATATATAATATTCAATTTTCATCTCAATTACATACAACAGCTAATCAAGCAGTTGATTTTTCAATTTGGTTTGCTATGACTGGGTCTAACATAGCTAACTCAAATACAGATTTTAGTATTGAAAAGATAGCAGGTGGAGGATATGCAGTAGCAGCTTTAAACTTTTTAACTCAAATCCAAAGCGGTAGTTATGTAGAGTTAAAATATTCAAAAACAACTACCCAAGGTCAATTACAAGCAAAAGGAATACAAGCAGCACCTACAAGACCAGCAACACCGTCAGCAATAGTAACAGTAACACAGATAGCATAACATGAGAATATTTCAACCCATAATATCCGGATCATTTACAACCTCAGGATCTGTATTTTTACAAGGTTTAACATCTACATCTCAGCCAAATGTTATTTTAATTGATACTGGTTCTGGACAATTATATTTCACGGCATCTGCAGCAATTGGTGGAACTAATATTGATTCTGGTTCATTGTTAACTACAGCATCATTCAATGCATATACTGGATCTAATACCGCTCAATTTGCAGGCACTGCATCATATGCATCCGTTGCTAGCACAACCATAACAGCACAAACTGCATCATATGCTACAAACTTTACCATTGGATCTACACTGAGCTTAGACGGAACATTGTTCGATCGTGCAACCGTAAACTCAACAATAGTAGGATCAAATAACCTTGTTACTCAAGCAACAGGGTCATATACATCTGCATTTGGTAAGTATACGTTACATAATGGCGCAAATGCAAGATCCGGAGAGTTTTGGACGGTATGGAACGGCACAACAACAGTATATACAGATACATCAACCAATGACATCGGAAACACTGATACAATTACATTTAATTCAGCCATAATCGGAAACAACATACAAATAGATGCAGTAGCTGGTTCATCCGGTTGGACCGTAAAGATGCTAATAACTTTCATATAACATATTTATAATAAACCGAGTCTTGGATAGGGAAAAGATTTAGAAATTATGGCTAACGAATTCATAGCACGCAACGGCCTTATTGCACAAAACAACACAGTTATAACTGGTTCATTGACCGTAACAAACGGTATAACAGGTAGCTTATTTGGAACCGCTTCATGGGCTCAAAATGCCATAACTGCTTCATATGCTTTAACTGCATCTTATCTAGACAATTACATCCCACCATTCCCATATACTGGATCAGCTGAAATTACAGGAAGTTTATCTGTAACTGGCTCAACCAGTCTATTTAATTCTGGTTCAACAATATTATCTGTAAATGGACCCCAAGGTGAAATATTTAGTGTAACTGATGATCTTACAGGTGATTTATTTATAATACAAAGCGGGTCAACTGATTTATTTGTTGTGTCCTCAAGTGGTGATACAACTATAAGCGGATCTTTAACAGTAACTAATGGAATTACAGGAAGTTTATATGGAACTGCAAGTTGGGCCACACAAGCCATAACAGCATCATTCTTGCCCATCGGAACATACAACATAACATCGAGTTGGGCCGTAAGTGCATCAAACTCAATATCCGCATCATACATTGACGGAGGATTTTATTAATGTATATTTATATAAAAATAAAGTAAAATATGTCTACTAGAACCATACATTGGACCGAAGATACTAAAACAATGATGATCCGCACTGACATTCCTGGATTTTTCATTGAGTTCAGCAATCAAATGGTTTATCGTATAAAAAATGAAACTGGTACAACTTTAACACCCGGAACAGTTGTGCGATTTACAGGTTCTGATTCTGATATATTTCCAACGGTAGAACGAGCAGATTACACTACATATGCAACATCAGAAGGAACTTTAGGCATTGTAGCACATTCAATTCCAAACAACACAGAAGGATATGTGGTAACAGCTGGAATTCTTAGAAACGTAAACTTAACAGACATAGCAAACGGTGCAGACCTTTATTTGCATTCCTCCGGTTCATTCACTGCAACACGTCCTACCGCACCTCTTCCGGAAGTGTATTTAGGTACTGTGATCAAAACGGGTACTACCGGCATAATGAGTGTAAACATTGAGTTAGGGTTTGAAATAGAGGAACTGCATAATGTTAAAATAGACAATCCAACCAATGGAGATATATTATCTTGGGATTCAACCCAAAATGTTTGGAAAAATATTAACAACACAAATTCATCCTCCTCGGTAGATGGCGGAACATATTAATATATTTAAAAGATGGCAGATAAAATATTACATAAACGTAGTTTAACACCAGGAAGTGTTCCTACAACTTCTTCACTTGAAACAGGCGAATTAGCAGTAAACGTCAACGATGGTAAATTGTTTTTACGGCAATCAGGCAGTGTAGATCAAATAGTAAATGTAGGAGAAAGCGCTTCATTTGCTGCAACAGCTTCATATGTTCAAACAGCTCAAACTGCATCATATGTAGTAACAGCTCAAACTGCTTCATATGTTTTAAATGCTGTTTCAAGTTCATTTGCTACTACAGCTTCATTTGCAGCATCTGCATCTTGGGCACCTGTTTCAAATCCATTCCCATTTACAGGATCTGCCTTAATCACAGGATCATTAGGTGTAACTGGTTCATTAACAGCAACTCAAATTGGAGCTGGAGCTGCACCAAGTGGTAGTGTAAGATTGGATGTAAGAGCTCAAGGTGCATTATCAACTGATATAGCATTTAGAGTTAGGAATAGTGCTGATAGTGCTACATTCTTTACGGTTAGAGGTGATCAAGCAATAGAAATGATAAGAGAAAATCCTGCAACTAATGGAGGTATTCTTATTACAAAAACAGATACTTATAATACTCCAAGAATACAAATGTATAATGTGTTTTCACAACTTATTGATATAAATGCAGGTACGCAGACTATAACAACATTTAACATAAAATGCGGAAATAGTGGGGCAGCTGGATTTCTTGGATTTACAACTCCAACTGGTCAAGAGAGGTATTTAAAATTTGTAAATTTATTTGGTCAAGAAACCTTGTCTATAGGCGGCAATAACTATGATGGTATTGCTACATTTACTATGAAAAGTTGGGCAGGGACTACTCCTGGAAATGTATTTACAATTATTAAAAGTGATAATACTAACCCATTTGTAATAACAGACCAAGCAAGAGTAGGTATAGGCAACAACTCTCCAGGTGCAAGACTTGATGTAAGAGCACAAGGTGCATTATCAACTGATATAGCATTTAGAGTTAGGAATAGTGCGGATACACAAAATTTATTTAGTTTATCAGGAAATGGAAACTTTACACTTGGATTAGCTAACAGTTATTACATTGCGCTTAATCCTTCTTCACCTTCATTAAGAGGTTATAATTCAACTAATGTAGCTTGGCAATTATCACCTTGGACTGGAGAGCATTGTTGGTTAACAAATGTGCAATCTAATCAAGTTCAGGTAGGAATTGGAATAACTACTCCAACTTCAAAATTACACGTTTATACTGTTGAAGCAGATACAGCAATTAAAATCGCAACTGGTATTGGAACTGCGGCAGATGAAACTGCGTGTTTAAAATTTGCAACTACATTTGCTGGAACATCATTTGGAAGTGATGCAGCAATAATTAGAGCAAGATCAAAAGGTACAAATAGTGCTGACCAAAAATGTGCAGTTGAATTTTCATTAAATAGAAATGGAACAACAGCATTAAAAGCATCAATTACATCTCAATCAAATCTTTTACTACAAACACCAACAGAAGATACTGCTGACATAGGAGTTATATATGTTCCAACTGGAACTTCACCGACTGCATCAATTGTTGATGGATTTAAACAATATTCAGCCGACATCGTAGCAGGTAATGCAGCACCACATTTCAGAACTGAGAATGGTTCTATTATAAAATTATATCAAGAAACAACAGGAGTTGCAGCAGCTACATTAGTAAGTAATGCAGGAACGGCATTAACATCAACAGATACATTTGATGGGTACACTTTGCAACAAGTAGTAAAAGCATTAAGAAACCTTGGAATATTAGCATAAATTAATTATATTATATAAAACAAAAAAATATTATGGGATTATTAATTAAATCAACACAAGAAAAATCAATTAAAATATCTGGAACGGATATTGAACTAAATGAAGTTTACGGACGTATTGAATTCGTTGGACGCCAATCAGGAACAACTCTAGAAATTGCAACTACAACATTTGTTAACAAAACAACATATGCTGAAGGAAAACCAATTTTCACAGATATTCCACAAGGTAATTTCCATGTTCAACTACAAGTTGGAGAAGAGCAAACAATCCAAACGGCTCTAACATATGCTAAAGCTGGATTTGAGCAACTAGGTTACGAAGTTGTGATTGATTAAATTGGATAATTGAACTAGTTTTCATATAATAAAACAAAAAGGATAAAAAGTTATGACCCGTAAACTAGACGCTAAACATTTAGAAGACATTCAAACACTGCGAGACCAATATGCTGAGATTACTAATGTAATCGGAAACATCACCATCGAACAACAATTTCTACAAGAAAAGATTGTGGAACTTGAACAAGAAAAAGCCGCTCAATTCACCACATTAAGAAGCATCACTCAACAAGAGAACGATTTGATTGCAGAAATGCGTGAACGATATGGAGAAGGACAAATCAACATTCAAGATGGAACATTTACTCCTAGCACTGGTTTGCCGGCATAATGGCATATTTATATTAAAATCATTTATATAGGAGAATAATAATGGCAGAACAAATTGTATCGCCTGGCGTATATACGAGAGAGATTGATTCCTCGTTCTTACCCGGAGCGGTTCGTCAAATTGGCGCGGCTGTTGTAGGACCAACTGTAAAAGGACCTGCATATACGCCAACCGAAATCAGAAACATGACTGAATACCAAGCAGTATTCGGCGGATTCACAGATGAATCATATGTGCCGGTAGCAGTTAACGAGTATTTAAGAAATGGTAATGTAATCACCGTAACACGTACTTTGTATGAAGATGGTTATTCATTGACAGCTGGAGCATTAGCTGTTGTAGCTACATCCGGATCCGTTAAATACATAACTCACATACTTCATCCAACCGTTCCAGTATCAGGATCATCAAGTTATTTTGCTGATTCGGTATTGAATACAGATGTGAATGGTCGTTTTGAATTGAAAATATCAGGATCATATTCAGCTACAACAATTCCAGGCTTTACAGCATTTTCATATACAGAAGGTGCTTCAATTTCAGCATCAATTGCTACAACGGATTCTAATTACATTACAACAATATTTGGTAAGACTCCAAAAGGACAAAATTATCCAGTATATGTGCAGTATGAAAATCCTTCAGCAACCGCATTGTTTGCATCACTTTCTGCAGTATCAATGTCATTGGAAACGATTTCAACTTATGCATTCGTTCAAGATTATCAAGCAGCATCAACACCATGGATAACTTCACAAAAAATTGGTTCTGTTGCATCAAATTTGTTTAAGATTCATGCTTTATCTCATGGAACATCAACAAATTATGAATACAAGATTGGTATTGCCGATATTGTAACATCTACAGAAGTTTCAGATCCGAATGGATATCCGACATTCAACGTTGTGGTACGTAGAGTTGATACTGCAAATATTCCTGGTTCAGTATATGGCTCTGTAACAGATTCAGATGCACAACCGAACATCGTTGCTGTATTTGCATGTAATTTGAATCCAGATTCACCATCATACATTGCTAAAGTGATTGGCGACCGTTATCAAACAATTGACAATGATAATAATGTTAACATTTACGGAGATTATGCTAATACCAATCCATACATCCGAGTAGAAGTTGATGCAGCAGTTACAACTAAATCAACGGACAAAACTTTGTTCCCATTTGGCTTCCGTGCTGTATATTCTTCAACGCCAACAGTTAATGGTTCAAACCTAGCTGCAGCAACATTGAAAACGGATCAAACAGCAAA